GAATAATTATTTACGCCGCCAATTACAGCGACGGCACTTGTTGTTAAAATATTGTTTGCCGGAACTTCATATTGAGTGTCAGCAGAAATAACCATATTATTAGTTAAAAACACTCTTGTTGCGCCGCCACTTCCTTGTAGAACACGAATGCCTCTTTCGTCACTGCTGGCATTAGTTGGGGAACTAAAATCCACGCAATTGTTGCTAACAAATCCATAAATTGAATTTATGCCGGTAGTTGTTAAAAGAATACCGTGTGCTGTAGATGCCGGAATGGTACCATAGGCCAAACAAAAGTTATCCGTAACAAATACTCGTTTCCAACCTTCAACGTGGATACCGGATATTCTAAAATTACAATGATTTTCCGTAATCATTAATTGATCGCTTTGGTTATCTGAATTTTGCGCAAGTATACCATAGTTGACCGCAATAATATTATTACCTCTTAAATGTACACCTTGATAATCACTGGTTGTTAAGCCAACATTTGCGGGAAGAATACGAATACCATAATTGTAATGGGAAATATTGCAGTCCGTAATATGCATATGAACTGGTGCGGCACTACCAACAGCAGCCAATTCAATACCTATTCCGGTGTAGTTGCCCCAATAGCCAAATACGTCGCAATTGCTGATTGTTCCATTTCTCACATTCGATAAACGCATTCCTGTATTAAAGTAATGTGCTGTTGAGATTGGTTTTACAGCTATATTGTCAAATCTTATTGCGGGTTCTGAACTGCCAATGCCGGGTTGACCGCTAATTTTAATACCAGTGCCCGCTGCGTATGCGCCATTACTTACAACTGCAAAGTCTCTGAAAACAACATCTTGATTAAATTGACCAATTGGCGCAGATGCATCTGAAAGTTTTATGTCTAATCCAACATCAGAATGCGTAATATAAAATCCGCTCTGTTGTTTTCCGCCGCCATACACCGCTAAACTGCGTCTTGCTGAGTTTAGGGTTATAGCGATTGGGCTGGTTGTTCTATAAAAGCTATTTAAGAAAACTATCTTGCCACTATCAAAGGCCGCTTGAACAGCAGCAGTGTCATCTGTAATTATGTCGCCGACGGCGCCATAAAATTCTGGTGTAATAAAATTATTACCAATACTATTTGGCGTATATCTCGCATCTCCCTTTTCCCTGGTAATAATACTAAAAATTGATGGTACCAAAGGTCCCGACACTTCTATTGTAGCAACTGGGTTGTCTACGCCACGTAAAAATACTATAGGTGATTCCTCTTCAGTAATTATATGTAAATTACCCGGTCCTCGGTGCATTAATGAAGTAACGCCGGCTGCGCCAGGACCACGTATTAATCGTGTGCCATAATCGGTATATGTAGTATCTGAAATTAAATCTACAAAAGCATAACCGTTGCCAGACCTACCTGCGCCAATTTCAATCTTTGAATCTATTGCGGAATTACCGGAAATTATAATTGAATTATCAACAGAAACTTTATTAGTTGATATGTTTAATGGCGATGCATTTCCGACGCCATCTTTTATAGATGTTAAATCAGTACCAAGTGGTGTATTAGTATACCCAAGAGTTAATATTGAATTGAACGTATTTTTAATTTGTTTATTAACCAATGTCATTACTAATTTTTCCAATCTACTATTTTACTTATTTATTTATAAATACTCATACGCATAGTTAGAGGGAATTTATAATGAAAACATCAGATCGAGGAATTAATTTTATTGCAGAATACGAGGGGTTTGAGCCATACATTTATAATGATGTAGCAGGATATCCAACTATTGGGTTTGGCCATTTGCTAAAAGCCGGCGAAAAAGTTAAATTTAGGAACGGCATTACTAGATCAGAAGGCGTTCAACTATTACGGCAGGATGTTAGAATCGCCGAAAATGCAGTCAACAGTTATACTAAAGTAAATTTAACCCAAAATGAATTTGATGCACTAGTAAGTTTTACATTCAATTTAGGTACAGGTGCTTATAAAAACTCAACATTATTGAGAAAGTTAAACAAGAACAATAAAGCAGAAGCAGCCAACCAATTATTGCGTTGGAATAAGGCAGGTGGCCAAGCTGTTCGTGGATTGACCATCCGTAGAACGGCAGAACGCGCTATGTTCTTGGGAGAATAATTTGGCTACAGAAGAATTAAATTTTTGGTACGATGCTCAAATTCGAAGAAATTTGATGCAAGTAGTTAGAATATTTGGGCAAATATCATATGCCACTGATTTTAAAAGTGATGGTAGTTACATTAAACGAAGAGTACCAGTAAGACTTGCTATGACTAATCGCCAAGTTGCGCATATTCTAAAAAATAATTCTGAAAATGTTATGTTAAGTGTTCCGGCCATTACTGTTAATTTAAACAACTTAAACTATGATAGAAATAGAGTGCAAGAGCCGTTTCACGTAAATAAAGTGCAAATCTCAGAACGAGATTATGATGAAGAAACCGGAGAATATGGTAATAAAGTTGGCGGCACATACACTCTAGAAAGATACATGGCTGTACCATATACCATGGAATTACAGGTTGATCTATGGGCCAGCAATACCGAACAAAAAAATCAAATTTTTGAACAAATAGCAGTATTATTCAATCCCAGCTTGCAATTACAGACCTCAGATAATGTATTTGATTGGACAAGTTTAACCGAACTTACCTTAGAAAGTGTTAATTATTCTTCTCGTGGAGTTCCAATTGGCACTTCAGATGAAATAGAAATATTAACTATGAATTTTACCGCGCCAATTTGGTTTAGTCCTCCGGCTATTTTAGAAAGACAAAAACTTATTAACACAATTATCACCAATATCGTAGACTCCAACGAACGAACCAGAGATTTATTGGGCGATGCATATGGCGTAGATTGGGATGACGGAGATTTATTAGCAAGACAAATTGTCACACCCGGAAACCATGCGGTTGGGTTTACTGACAATATATTAACATTACTTAGTGACAGCAATGGATTATTTGGCCCCGATAATCAAATTTTTCCCTGGGATCCCCTAATAGCCCAATATGGCGCTTTCAGACCCGGCATATCATTAATAGTGTTAAATCCAACCAATGATATTGAAGATAGACGATATGATATCAGAGGCACAGTTGATTTTGGTTCTGAACCCAATGAATTATTATGGAATATTGATCCATCAACACTTCCCGCAAACACGATTGAGCCAATAGATGCAATCATAGATCCGCATAAAGCGTACCCTGGGTATGGTTTAGCTATTCCCACATCAGGCACGAGATATTTACTTTTAGATGAAATCGGCAACAGTGTTGCTTGGGGAGTAATAACCGCAAGGAAAAATGATATAATAGAGTATGATGGTACAAAATGGAATACCGTATTTGTGGCGGATAATCAAGAAGATGAAATTCAATTTGTATTAAATCGTTTTACTAATAAACAACTTAAATGGACCGGCGAAGGTTGGGTTTATGCACTTGAAGGAATTTACACAAGAGGTTTTTGGCGTTTGCTTCTATAAGTTGACAACATCAATTTATACTATATACTCTAACAAAATGGAGGTATATAATTATGCAAGTTTTCGTAGATCTTGACGGTGTATTGTGCGACTTCGAAAAGCGTGTTCATGAAATATTTGGCAAAAAGCCAAAAGAAATCCCTCTCAAGGTAATGTGGGGCAAGTTGGCGTCAATCGATAATTTTTATAGCGAACTCGATTGGATGCCGGATGGTCGGGATCTATGGGATGGAGTAAAGCACCTTAATCCAATTATTCTCACAGGTATTCCAATGGGAGGTTGGGCGCCCCATCAAAAGCGGTCATGGTGTTATCGTAACTTGGGCTGTGATATTTCGGTCATTACCTGTTTTGCCAAGGAAAAACAGAATTACGGAAAGCCCGGTGATATCCTGATCGATGATACCAAGCGAAATATTGACGCTTGGAAAAGTATAGGGGGTATTGCAATACATCATGTTACTGCCAAATCATCCTTGGCGAAATTAAAGGAGTATATTTGATGCGGTATCCAAAAAATCAAGCACCTTGGTCAGAAGTCGTTAATTGGTTCAAAACGAATCATAAACAACTATTACTGGGAGGTATACTGGGAATATTCATGATATTAGCCGTAACATTGTTTGGTCTTTTTGTTTTTGATTACGTTATTCAGCCTCATATCCTGGGGATAACAATGACCTATTATTACGCAACATTAAGCACATTTGCGGGGCTAAAGCAAGAAATACTAATCAAAGAAAGCATATTCTATTATATTGCGACCATTATTATTATATTTTTGGGTATTGGTATTTAAACTACCAACAACACTTCAACATTTATTAAATAAATATAATAAAAGGAAAATCAATGAGATACTTTGAATTATTAGAAGATATTAATCTTCTAAATCGTGTCCCCAATATCACAGATATCAAAAAATTAGGTGATATTTTTGAAAAAGAAGGATATGAAATACGCTTAGTGGGCGGTGTAGTTCGAGATCTTTTGCAAAATAAAAAACCAAAAGACGTTGACCTAGCAACCACAGCAACGCCACAACAAATGTTGGATATTTCCGAAAAATATAAAATAAAATCCATACCAACGGGATTGCAGCACGGTACTATTACATTTGTTGTTAATAATGAACCATACGAAATCACAACTCTTAGAATTGATAAAGAAACAGATGGCCGACATGCTGAAATAGAATTCAGTAAGAATGGAGTGTTAAACCCAGAATTGTTAAAAAAATTTATAGATATGGGGTATAGTCTCGATCGAAATTATAGTATAAAGGAGCTTCTGAAAGCATTTCAGAATATAAACCAATAAGAAATTTCTTATCTTGTTTAAGAAAAATATTTTTACCATAAGCACTCATTCCAAGATAATTTTCTTTAGTTTTGGTATATAAACCTGGCGATATTTTACGTACATATGCAGACGGTAAAATCATTTCTATATTTGCATCAAAAACATTTCGTATCACATACCATTTACCGTTTTTTATCATTTGCAATCTTTTACTCTTACCACGCTCAAGAGCGATAGTTGTTATATTGCCATTTTGGTCTGTGTATTCTTGGGTAACTGTTTTTGATATTTTTTTAGCATTTTCTTTATAGATAGTTGTAATTTTTCCATCTTTTGTAATATATTCTTTCTTCATTGTAATAGCAGCCTTCTCTGCTCCAGCAATATCCAAATTATTACAAATTTTTGTTTTTCGTATACGTTCTATTACTCCGGGTAAATGAATTATATTGTTATTACCTTTCATTTTTAATGACATTTTTTCTATCACATGCTTTGGTCTTGGGTAGCGTAAATTATTATACGTTCCTCTTGACATTATGACATCGTTAACTTTTATCATTTCTTTCAAATATTTACTACTTTGCTGATTTCGTTCCTCATAAATTTTATTAAATTCTATTTCAGGTATTAAATCTATCTTGTCAAGACGACCATTAATTAAATCTTTCTTATGCATAGCACAAAAACTATGGGAAATTGATATATGAGAAATTGACTTTGCTAAAAGATAATGTGCATAATAGTGATTATAATTAGTAAGGATCGTTTTATTCCAAGGATGCTCTTTAAGATTTTCATATTTTTGAAATGGCAGTCGTTTAGCTCTAGGAAGGATGTGATGTATAGCACTTTTTCGTGGTATTTGATGACCTATATTATTTTCTATACAAAAATCAACATATTCCAAAAGAATATTATTATTAATTACGGTTAATTGCATCAATTCTTGCAATATGAATTCTCTCATTTTTATCTTTGACTTTGCAAATATATATTACGTGAACTACCAAGCGACTAAAGATCACTTGGTTTTAGGTGACGATTATTATAAATATATTATATTAATATAACAGGGGTGTCAATAAACATTATGAAATTACTAAGCTTTGTAAATTGGATAACCGATTCTTCAAGACGTGATTTGACATTCAATGCAATCAGCATGGATCTTTCGGGTGAAGTTTATGATTACTTTAACGGTATTGATGATTTAAAAAATGGTAGAGCCAAATTCGTTGGTAGTGCCGATAAACGCATAACAGAAGATTATCTGAGAATTTTAAGATATTTTAGATTTCAGGGAAGAGTAGCCAACCCATCCTGGGATATGGATACA